CTTCTTTAGATTTTATGCTAACGCTTCAGTTAGTGCATCGCTTAGGTGTATCATTTTGACACCCCTTCATCGTCGGATTACCACGATTTGAAGTTGACGTCACTTGACATATTTCTATTGAAAACGATATCTTTTTAATCTTAATTTCTAACTCACTTATATTATTTAATTTGATTATTTTAATTATTTTAGTTATCAAACATGATTATTATCTTTTTATTGAATTTTTATTCTAAAAATTCAACCGATTTATTTTGCTTCGTGTACTCTTATAGTACTGTTTTCAGTATGTGTATCCTTTAGTTCTTTCTAGTATCTACGGCTGGTTTTTGCCGGTCCGTTGTATTCACTCTGAAGCATACAAAGACGACTCCTCCTGCCTGGCAGCGGGACGATATCGTATAAGGCGACGAAGCCCTATCTCCATTGCTACCTCACACTAGTTTACCCGTGCTCCACACGGGCGCCAGTATTAGGAATTCGACCTTTCAGGCGTTTCCGATTACGGCCAGCTTAACCTATTCATCATGGGTGTGTTGTAGTCTTTGGCGTAAGCCTAGTTTCCATATGTATGGGCGCAACGACTTCTTAACCGTCAGGCCAGTCCTTGGTCGGATTTCTCGACGGGTTTGTGAATATAATCGCGACAGCTTTTTCTGGTTGGACAATACAAAATTGAGTCTAACTTACACATTGAGTCTCCCCTATTTAATCTGTTCTTTACCGAACATGAGTTCTTACTTACAGACCTCAACCGAATGCGCTACACTAAATCCGACCACTTCTGCACCATCTTACGCTGACTATTTTTACAATAGTGAACGCGTTATTGCTCATGAAGCAATCAACTCTTTTTCTCGAGTGACCTCTGTTCTTGGTGATCGTGTTCTTACACGAATCATTCCTACACCTGTTGTTCATAACGGAATTCGCGGCGTCAAGCTCATTGTTGATGCTTCTATGTACCAAAAGGTTGCTACTCGTCCTTTACGTTTCCGCAAATGTAAAGCTGCAAAGCCGCTTACCAAATCCGCTTTTGTGCGTCACCTTGACTCTATTAAGCCGCGTTATGATACACACGACTTTGTTAATAAACCTACTTCTTTCCGTTGCTTTGATCGCAATTATTTCGGCACTCCTTGCCGCCTTACTCCTCGCGCTCCTCCACACAAAGAATTCCAGTCCAAACTTCGTTGGACTCTTGGTCAGACTGATGCAGAATATTCTCAGTTTCTTAATCGTGAACAATACGATGTCTTCACTGACGCTCTTCGCGTCATTTTGAGTCGTGTTCCCGATACGACCCCTCATGTTTTCAAGACTCTTCGACGCTCGCCAACCAAATTGGCTTTTAACCGCGTCGAACAAATTGCTTCCATGGATGGAATTCCTGAAACTCCTGGTACCCTTCCTATCGTTTCTCGTCTTCCTGATGATGAAACGTATCAACCTAATCAACGTGCTTCTTATTCTTATAACGCTGATGGTGCTTTGTATTATGTCCTTAACAAGGCTGATTATTATACTTATTACCACCAGGATGCTTGGGCTGTCTTCACTGCACCCCGACATTTTCCTGTTGATCCTCTTCCTGCTCACATTGCTAAGTACAGTCCCGATCCCCTCGCTGCTGTACCCGGTTCTTTTGAATTGACCCCACCTCTTGCTGTCAATCCTCGTCTTTATGTTCGTAATTCACCTAGTTTTCCCGACAACCGTGATTCTTCTGATTCTGAAGACGAAGATGACGATGATACTATCTACGACCTTATTCCAGGTTTTACCTGGGCTCGAAAGTTTCTTAAAACTCTCAAGTCCACTGGTAATTCCATGCTTCGTACAATGGTTTCTTGGATGATAAAGCCTCTTGCCAAATTTCTTTTAGGCAACTTGTCCGCTAATTTTTCTACATATTTTTCCAAAAATATTAAGAACATTATTCTCTCAATGTCCCTCCTTGTTATTACTTTCGCTTTAGGCTATACCGCTACGTCTTCTTTGATGGCTGGCCTTTTTGGCGCCGTTGGAGCTTTCTTTCTGTCTCAGGCTGCTGTTAATATTACCGAACTTGTTTCCCTTGCTACTCGCATGCTTGAATTGCTTACTAACAACACTCACGTTCCTGGCTTATCCATGAACGGACCTTCCGAATTTGCTTCCGCTTCTTTTGATTTGCTTACCCAATTCATGTCTATTTGTGGCGTTCACTTTATTTACTTTACCGAGAAGATTCATTCTTCTTGGCTCCGTGTCCGTTCGCTTCAAGACTTTGGTGCATTTATCCTTGAGATGATGCCCATGGTCGTTCAAGACCTTATTTATCAATACGCTCCCCACCAAGCTGTCATGATGATGTACCGTAATTCTGGCTACAATCAATACATGAACCAAATGCAAGCACTTACTGAACAAATGAAAATGAATTACACTGATGATCTCGGTGCTCAATTTTCTGATGTCCATTCTAGGGCAGGCAAGTACCTTTCCACTCAAATGGGTACTGGCTGGTTCAGAACTGCTAAACAACATCTTGATGACCAACACATGATTTACACCCGCCTTCGCCAACAAATGAACAACCACAACGGTTGCCGTCCTTTTATGGTCCAAATTGGCGGACCTCACAATCTTGCCAAAAGTCGAATCATTACCCAACTTGCTGACCAAGCAAATTCTATCGTTTGCGGTTATCGCAAGATTGGCGCCTACTTTACCCGTCCTACCGGCGAGTATTGGGAAGGTTATGCCAAAGAACCTGTCATGGTCTATAAAGAATTTATAGGTCAGTCTGAAGAAGACAATTGCCGTGACGTTGGAGAATGGTGCGGTCTTTATGACGGTGCTTACAAACCTAATTATGCTTTTGCTCCCAAAGGTACCTCTGTTGAAATGTCAGCTGTTTATGCTGCTACTAACTTTATGTTCCCTCTCAAGATTTATAATCAAAATAATCTTGAAAGTTATCGTCGCAAACGCGATTTGTGCATCATGGCCCACCCTGCTCCTGAAGTTGCTCATTTATTTGGCACTCCTGAATGGGCTGGCTATCTTGCCGGCCTTCCCGATGCTAGTAAGACTGCTTTTTCTGCTTTTCGTTATTCCTTTGTCCACCCGCTTGATCCCGATTCTGTTGCTGCTTTTCCAGGTATTCCAAACCTTAATTATAAGCAAAAGTTCACTGCTGACAAGCTTATGGACTATCACGCTCATCTTCTTCGTACCTTCTTGGTCGAAAATAAGCGTGAGTTTGGAATCACCGCTGGACTTCTAGGCGCTTCTCTTGATCGCCTTGGAATTCCGGAAAATCCTCTTTCCATTAAAGGCCCAACTGACCCTGAAAAATTTGAGCTTACCATAGCTCTTAAGTTTTTCATGAAACACATTGCTCCCTATCTCGCTCTTGCTTCTACTATCACCGCTATTCTTGTTGCTACCCGCAAACATCAAAAGAAACACGTTGATAATATTGAAGAAGTTCATTCCGTTCCGGCTTCTCGCCTTCGCGGTAAAGCTCTTCGCAATATTAAGCCTAAAGAACGCATTGGCGTTGTTCAGGCTGTCGATGAAGCAAATCAAATTGCTCCCCAACTTGCTCGCATCCAATCCCAAATCTGCTCACTTCGTGTTAATGACAAGCACATTATTTATGGCTTCTTAGCCACAGATAACACCTTGTTGTGTAATGCCCACTTCTTTCGTGTCGCTGATCAGTTCGTTACTAAACGATTCACCATGGTTTTTGCCAATGGATTGACCTTTGCGCAAGTTTTCGAACCCCACATGGCTAATTACCGCACTTTCCGCATGGGTGACAAACACCTTATTTGTGATTCTGTCATCATCAAGCTTACTATGCCTATTCCAACCATGAAAGACCTTACCAAGCTCTTTATTAACGACTACGTTACCCCCACCAAGGTTTACCGTGTCTCCCCATCTGAATACTGGCATCTTGATGCCACTGGCCGTTGTGCTGGTTCCGTCACCTATGACGATGAACACATCATGGCCAAACATCTTGTCACTGATCGTCCTCTTCGTTATTCTTTCAACTCTAACAAAGGCGATTGTGGAATGCTCATTCTATCTGAGCTTCATGGCCGTCTCATCTGCCATGGTATTCACACTGGCTCCACTGGAAATCAATCCTATGTCAACTCTGTGTTGCTTAAGCAATTTATTTACGCTCCTACTCGTTACGAACCTATCGCCAACATCGAAGGTATTATCCTCGATGAAGAAGAAAAATGTGTTGTTCCAGTTGGTCAGTTCTCCATGCTCGGCACCAATGCCAAGTATGTCAAGACTCCAATGGACACACAGCTCAAACGCACCATCTTTCCCGACGATGCTGACGTTGCTATTTCACCCAAATCAAAGGCAATTCTTTTTGCCCGCGAAGCACGTTTTGGTCGCGTCAACGTATGGCCTGTTCTATCAGTCGTACATGACTACGCTACCATTGTCACCGTCGAAGAGTATCTCCGTGGCCTTCCTTTCTACCACGGTTCACGAGTCACCATGACTCCTGAAGATGCTGTTGCTTCCCTCGACCCCACAACTTCCGTTGGCTATGGCTGGTCTAAGAAACGTTCACTCCTCACTCCACCAGGTCCTATCACTGGATGGGACCCGGAATTTGCAAGACAATTCAACTTATTGCAATCCAAAGTGTTTGGAGGAATCTATCCTTGGGCTGTCCTAGTTTGCTGTCTTAAGGACGAAGCTATGTCAAAGGAAAAAGCTGGTATTAAGAAAACTCGAACTTTTCAAATTTCACCTTACCAGTGGAACATCCTCGGCAAAATGCTCTATGGAGATTTCATGCAATACATGAGTACTTCTCATAAGTACATTCCATCAACTATTGGCATGGACCCCAACACGTCTGAATTTCACGACATGTTTCAAGAGCTCCTTGACCACTCAGCTTCTATGTTCGACGGCGATTATTCTGCCTTCGAAACACTTGTTGTCCCACCTTCCATTGAAGCATGGCTCAAAATGGCTGACGCATTCTACGGTCCTGACCACTCTGAAGCTCGCAAGATTTACATCTACTGCATGCTTACTTCAGTTATGGCTGCTGGCAATTCTCTTTGGGTTAAGTTCAACTCTAACCCGTCCGGTCAAATTACTACTTGTCATTTGAACTCGACAGTCAACACTTACTACCAAGCTGTTGCTTACAAGACAATTCACCCACCTGCCATGATTCAAGATTTTCATGCTGACATTCGTCACCGCGTTTGTGGTGACGACATCCTTGCTGCTTCCAAAGTCGCAACTTTCAACTTCAACTCTGTCCAAGCCGTTCTCAAGACCCATGACATTGTTTTCTCCGTTGGAAACAAAAACCTTGAAGCTAAAGCTCCTGATTTCACTCCTCATGAGCTTATGACCTACTTGAAGGCTCATTTCTACTTCTCTGAGACTTTCAAAGGTTTCGTCGCTTACGTCGACGACGCACAGCTCCACAAACAACTTGTGTACTGTCGCGATTCTAGCCTTCAAGGCCAAAAGAACTTGGCTCTCTCGGTCCTGCACACCGCACAGATGCACGGCGACATTCGTTGCCGAAACGCTCCTCTTACGGACATGCTCTATCCTCAATGGGTTGAATACATCCGCCGGTTCATTCCCGACATCGATGCCCCAAGCATGTCAACTGTCGTAGCTGACTATCATCGCTACGCACCAACTGCTCTTCCACCTGTTGAAATTGTCGAAGAATTTGACGATCAAGGAGACTTCGAAATCATCGAAATCATGCAAATGGACGATGAAGACTCATCTGATGACGAACTTCACATGTTCGAAACTGATGGCACTACTTCTCGTTCACATCTTACGACCCGCATGATGAACTCCATTTGTTACGTCATGCAGCACAAAAACGCTGTCATTGACCTTTTCGAAGAACACCTTCAGTGTTGTGACGAATGTTACGAAGCTGGAGACCTTTCTTGGCGCGACATGGACATTTCCATCGAAACTTATGACCATGAAAAACGCTATGTTTTCACCTTCCCTTGTGACAGCACTACTGTCTACCACGGGACTAACCCAGCCGACCCCGATGTCGTCTGGTTTTCTTGCGATGGCGTCCACTTCTACGTCCAAAACGAACATAACTGGCCACCACCACCAGTAGTTCGGCATACACCTTCACCTGTTGAAGTTGTTGATGAACAACCACGCGAGAAAATTGCCCGTCTTGAAGGCAACATTCAAACTTCAGTCACCAACAACACTGTCAATGGCAATGGCAACACCTCGGGCTCAGGCTCGCAGGGTGCAACTGCCACCAATGACATCAAAGCTTCTACCGGCGCCGGCCATATCGGCGGCGGCGGCAAAGCTGGAGGCGCAGAAGACATTTTCCAAGCTGTCCCTACCTTAGGCCTTGGAATATCTGGCGGTCCAGGAGGCATCACTGTCTCCGGATCTGCTAGCGGTTCTCACACCTTCGGCAAACGCCGTGGCAACGCTACACCTCTTCCACCTGGCCAACGCACCAACGTTGGATCTCCCATGGTCACCATGGAACCCATGCCTGGAGGTGTAGTAGCTCCTGCTGCTGTTGCTGGCGGTACTACTGACCAGCCTAACCACACCTTCGTTCCTCTTCAAGTTGATGCTCCCACCCTCATCAAGTCTACCTTGAATGGAGTCGACCAAGCTAACGTGCTTGGAGATATCGCAGCCAATGCTGACTGCGCCAGTTATGGCAATTTCAATGCCACTGTCGACGAGATGACGAAAGAGTTTTACACCAATCACTTTTCGTACCTCTACAGCATTCCTATCGGTTACGATGTCAGCGCTCAGACTCATCTTGGCGACATTGACATGCATCCTTTCCAATTGATGCCTCGTTCCATCCCTGCTACAGGCGGTGTTACAGATGACTTTTCCCTGACTCGCCTTGAACAATGGTGTGCCAACTTCGAATATTGGCAAGGCCCTATCGAAATCCGCTTCCACCTTGCGGCTCCTCGCGAGACAGCCCTTCGCATGGCCTTTGTCCTAGCCTACAACGACTTCGGCGTTGCACCAACTTACTCTGTTGCGGTCACCGGCCCAACAGTCATCGTCGACTTCGACGAGTGCAAACGCGACCATGTCATCCGCATTCCCTTCGTTTCCACTCACGAATGGCTCGTTCCCTTTTACCGAGACCAAAACTCTGGAGTACTCGGAAAATCAACTGACTACAGCTCCATGGGCACGTTCCGAATCTACCTTTCGACTCGTGTCGCTGGCAACACTGCTGTCTACACTCAAAACCCGCAAATGCATGTTTACATCCGCGGCCCTGGCATGAAAACCAAACGTTTCATGGCCACCGCTGGTCTTGCTCCTGAAGGTCACTTCCTTCGTTCCACCGAACGCATTAAAGAAATGCAAGGAGACCAAGGAACAACAGTTACTGCTTCCGTTCCACCACGCGCCATGGTTCCTCACTCTGGTGCGCAACGAGGCAGACTTGTTCCGATTAAGCTCAGCGACTTTGCGGCAAAATGGGTGACAGCAGCAGTAGCTACAGTCACTACATCATCCCAACCAACTCTCAACTTTCGTCACCCTGATGATACGCTCTTGGCTCAAGCCAACTACGCTCAATCAGCTATGCGCTACTACCGCGGCACTCTTGTCGTCCGCGTTACACCTGTTGCGTCAGGCTGGGTCGGTGGCCACTACATTATGTACTGGGCTCCGTACTGCTCAGTTGGTTATTACACTGGTGATCTCACCAACTGCACCAACCTTGACTATGTCATCATCGATTTGGCTTCCAACCAAGCTGTGGAATTTGAAATTCCTTACCGCTTCCACCGAGAGTTTTTCACTCGTGGCCAACAAGACATGTTTGGTCACATCAACATCGAACCCCTTGGCGTTTTTCAAGGCGCTACGACTGGCACTTCTTCTGTGGATCTTGAAATCCAATTTGCTTGGAAGAATTTCGAATCTTACGTTCCAGCTGAGATTGCTCTTACTATGTCTGGGCATGAAACCATCGCTGAAATCCAAGCAGCTTCTGAGGAAGCTGAAGTTGTCACCGCTGCACTTACAACGTTAGAGGTCAACTCTTCACCCGCTACCGCTCCCATCGACAACATTTCTTATGGCAGCGACCACCGCGAAATCAACCATTTGTCCGATCTCCTTAAACGAATGACAATGGTTGACGTTTTCCTTGAGGATCATTCCTCCGGAAACACAACACCTTACTACACCCTCCACGAAGCTATTCTCTGGAAGAACAGTCCACTCACAGTTCTTACCATGAACTACTCTGGATGGGTAGGCGACCGCGTTGTTCAATTCATTCGCCGCGCAGATTTTAACACTCGCGACATTGCAACCGGTACTCAAGTCACTGAAGACGCAGTCAAAGTCTTCCTTTTCCCTGGCGTTGACACGCCATCACAACAACTTTATCCGCGAACTGCAGATATAGCCACACTTACTGGCTTTCCTTATGCTGCATATTCGCCGCTTCCCAACCATGGCATAGGCACCGCCTTCAACCGCAACACCTACGGAATGGTTCCACTCTTGGAGACCACATCTCACAAGAACCGGGTAGTGATTCCTTTTCACTGTCCGAACAAGTTTGTTGTTTATGCTCAGAACCCTGACGACCTCGACGGTCCACCTCTCGTCGATCAGTTCAGTCAAGGGTTGTTGGTATACACTTATGCCAACGATGCTCTACCTGGGCAAATCAACATCAAACAAGTTGAAGTTTACCACCAATACGGTGATGGATTCCGAATGAGCCATTACCGACCCCGCAAGTACTCCTTGTCCGGAGTGACCGTCCCACCTTCTGTGGCATACGGCAACTACTTTGGACAGTACTTTGCATCCACCGCTTAGACTCTTCTAGTCTAACAACGCCCCGTGCGGATCTTCTATCCGCTCAGGTGCTCGATTAACACTTATATAGTGTCCGCTCGGCTTGTGTTGGGCGTCCACGTCCACATATCTTTGTTTAGGCCCCTATTTTACGTGACGTTGCTCTTCTCTAGACTTCGTCTTTTGTTTAATCAAGTAAAGAAATCTTTCTAGTAGGAAGAACACTTGCGCGCTTCATGATCGTTACCACGTGATCTATAAGCCATCGAGTTACTGACCCTACGCAGTTTGTTTTCGGAAATAGTGGAATATTTCTGACGATCAAGCCGATGCCCTTCTGGCAACCTATGATCTCATGGAGAAATACCTACTGTCGTTTCCGCGAGTTGACGTGAAAGTAAAAACCGGTAAACCGTACGCATACCTGAACATCAGGATCGCGATATACAAAAATCCGGCTTCGCCTCCATTGGCGTAAAATATAACAATGGAAACTGATTATTAAAATTATCTAATCTTTTATTGAAGGAGATTTCAAGCCCTGGCACTTAATGCCTAGCCACTGTTTACCTTCCCCCTATTACAGTCTTATTCTAAGACTCAAAAATTAAC